CGGTGGTGATGAGGAAGAACAGCGGCTGCATCCTCGCGTCGCCGGAACCTTTCGTCATAACGTCGAACAGTTTCCGGTTCGGCTGCGTGTGCAGCTCATCGAAGATGACGCCGCTTACATTAAATCCATGCTTGCTATAGGCATCAGCAGACAGCACTTGATAAAAGCTGTGCGTGGGTAAGTAAATGATCCGCTTCTGTGAAGCCAGGAGCTTCACCCGCTTGGATAATGCAGGACACATCCGCACCATATCCGCCGCCACTTCAAACACAATGGATGGATGCCTGCTGGCGATCGGCGGCACAGCCATACACTTCGGCACGTTGTTCCCCGTCGCCGCAGCACAAGAGGAGTGCTACCGCTGCCGCCAGTTCCGACTTGCCCTGCTTCTTGGGAATCTCGATGTAGGCGGTATTGAACTGCCGGTAGCCGTTCGGCTTTAAGATGCCGAACACATCACGGATAATCTGCTCCTGCCAGTCGATTAGTTCAAACGGCTTCCCAGCCCAGGTTCCCTTGGTGTGGCAGAGACATTCGATAAAAGACACGGCATAGTCCGCCATGGTCTTGTTGTATTTGGAATCTTTGGCCTTGAATTTCGTGGATCGGTAGCGTTTCAACGTTCGCAAACAGCATCACCTCCTTTGCGGCAACAAAAAAAACCGCCGAGGTTGGCAGTCTTGGTGTACAAATTATGATATTGTGTGATTATTTCTTTCTGATTTTAAGGCAGCGGTCTATGCCGTACAGCACGTTCAACGTGCTGCCGTTGTCCCAATGCACCAGCAGGCTGCCGGTGTCATCCACACTGACAACCGTTCCTTTTGTACCGATCGGCGGAGCCTGGGTATCATCCATTTGTACCAGTGCAATCCGTGTTCCGGCAGGATATGCGTTGCGCAGTTGCTCCAGCCGTCCCTTATTCGGATATTTCATCATGGTGTTGTTCCTTTCCTCCATTTTTAAAGGCCGAAGAACCGGAAAGGTGCTGCAGGAGCAGCTTCCGTTCGTCCTTGTATTCTTTGCCGATAAAACCAAGCCGGAGCAGAAAGCAGTGGAAGTCATATTTCTCGTTGGTTGATGGGTGCTCCGTTGCCAGCACCCGTTTTTGCTTCTTTGCCAGATGGCAGAGCGCCGTAATGAAATGGGTGTAGGCTTTGACCGTATCGGCATCCAGGCAGCCGGTGAACCAAGGGAATAACACTTTATCTTCCGTTACCTGCATGCGCAGCACATCGATTTGAAAAACTTTTAGCATAAGATTGCTCTTGGCCTGGATCAGTTTCTTTAGGTTTTCCAGTGCCGTATCGGTGAAAAAGGAGCGTGGCATGGCAATCACCAAATCGTCTATGTTCTCCTGCTTAGACGCCGAATCGTCAGGTTCTTTCTCTATTGGTTCGGCTGGATCGGTATGGAATCCCATGCTGTCGAGTTTCTCGAGCAAATCCTCAATTTTTTTCTTGTCAATCATGTCATCAAAATTAAGATTGCCGTTGCGGTCAACTGTAAAACAATCAATTTCGTAGGCGTAGCTGGGAATCCCCTGATACATTTTAGCGGCTCCGGTAATGGTGCTGATGGCATCGGCCAGTTCCTTGCGTGTTTTTCCTTGTGCATGGTACAAAATTTTCATGGTAGTAAACCCCTTTCGTTTTTTATCATGTACATATATCACTCTAACCGGCAATTATAGCAAGGGGTTTGTACCATAAATTACACGTACTATTCTTGTACTGTCGCCATTTTGCCGAGCAGCTTTCCGGTCAGCCACAGGCCACCGTCAATGAGTGTCGGCAGGAAGCATTGGTCACGGAACTTGTTCCAACCGGTTTCCTTGCCAGCGGATTCCTGCAAGGCTACTGTGTAGGCATCTGCTACTTCCTTTACTGCCGGAAGCACCGTTGTATGGAGCCAGGAAATAGTGGCGTTCTTGGCATCCTCCTGCACCGAATCCAAAATATGTTCCTTAATTTCATTTTTAATCGTTTCAATATCCATTTTTTCTATCTCCCTTCAAAATCTGTTATGCCGCGGGCAATGGCCCGGGCGAAATCATCCGCGTTATTCGTAAGCAGCGCGGCATCATTGTCATTATCAATAAAAGCTGTTTCTACCAGAACGGCGGGCATCGTGGTGTCCTTCAGCACGATCAGGTTGGGCCGTTCCTTCAGGCCGCGATCCACTGTGCTGAGGCTCTGCACAATCTGCGACTGAATGCAGGCGGCAAGCTGCGGGGACGAACCGCTGTTGTTGGCATAGATAAGCGTTTCTGTACCGCTGGCGCAGCCGCTGTCGGCATTGCAATGCAAACTGACGAATACATCAGCAGGCCATGTATTTGCTGTATCCACCACACAGGGCAGATCCGGTGTTTCCCCAGCCAGATTATCACTTTGCAGGAGCTGCACCTCGCAGCCTGCCGTCTCCAAATATGTTTGGACGAGACTGCCAATCGTAGCAGCCACATCACATTCCCGCAGTCCGGTGTTTGGGTTCACCGCGCCGCTGTCCTGTTCCCGGTCATGCCCGGGGTTGATAAATACACGCATTATGTTGCCTCCATTTCAGTATAGGTATACGTTTTCCCGTTCCGTGTCACGGTTACCCGTTCGTCCGAGCCGACCTGCTCAATGTAACGTTTCACGATCACATCACAGAACTTTTCATCCAGCTCCACCATATAGCAGCGTCGCTTCGTCTGTTCGCAGGCCAGCAGCGTTGAGCCGCTGCCGCCAAATGGATCCAGCACGGTGCAGCCGGTCATACTGGAATTTAAAATAGGATAAGCCAACAGCGGGATCGGCTTCATCGTTGGATGGTCCGCATTTTTCCTAGGCTTGTCAAACTCCCATATAGTGGATTCCTTCCGTCCGGTGTACCATTCGTGCTTTCCTTTCTTCTTCCAACCATAAAGCACCGGCTCGTGCTGCCACTGGTAGGGAGAGCGTCCCAGCACCAGCGACTGCTTCTTCCAGATGCAGCAGCCGGACAAATAAAAACCGGCATCCGAGAAGGCTTTCCTGAAGTTAAGTCCCTCGGTGTCGGCGTGGAATACATAGATACTGGCATCGTCTGCCATGACGGTGTGCATGCAGGTGAACGCATCATATAAGAATTGGTAGAATTTGTCGTCCTGCAGATGGTCATTCTTGATTTTTCCGGCCCGGCCTTCGTAGTTGACATTATATGGCGGGTCAGTGACCACCAGATTGACCGGTGTTCCCTGCAGCAATCGCTGGTATGTTTCCGGCTGGGTGCTGTCGCCGCAGAGCAGGCGATGGATTCCCAACTGCCACATATCACCTGCCTTGGAAAATACCGGCTTTTTGAGTTCGGCATCCACATCAAAGTCATCCTCATGTACACCATTCTTTATATCGTCCTTGAACAGGTCGTCCAGTTCCGCCGGATCAAACCCGGTAAGCGATACATCAAAGTCGCTGCCCTGCAGGTCGGTAATGAGTAGGGCTAATTTATCCGTATCCCAATCGCCGCTGATTTTATTAAGCGCGATGTTTAAGGCTTTCTCCTTTTCGGTGTCCATGTCGATGACGACACAGTCGATTTCCGAGATGCCTTCCCGCTGGAGCACCTTCAAACGCTGGTGCCCGCCGACCACGTTGCCGGTGCGCTTGTTCCAAATGACAGGCTCGACGTAGCCGAACTCGTCCAGCGAGTGTTTCAGCTTTTCGTACTCCGGATCTCCCGGCTGCAAATCCTTTCTCGGATTATAGGCTGCCGGGATGAGGTCTTGTATGTTCTTTTTAATCAGTTCCATAGTTATTTTCCTTTCCGTGACTGCAGCAGGTGTTCCATTAGGTTATCCTGTGGGGTACCTACGAAAGTCGCCGTACAGTTTTGCTTGACGATATCGAAAATCTCATACCAGAGCAGGTTCGCCTGCTTCTGGAATGACTGGCTCATCTGCACAAATGGACTGGTAATGGCACCGCCGGTCGTGGGGTGCTTTCCGAGCAGTCCATAGGTGCTGATGGCTTCCTCGCACTGGATATACCGGGCAAATGCCTGAGCATAGGCTTCCAGCAGTCGGGGATTGACGAGTCGTTCGCAGCCGCGATCCTTCAGCCATTGCCAGGTCTGGCGGAACAGGTCATCCGCACCGAGCGGCTTGCCGTCCCGCTGCCGGGCAGACAAATAGTCGCTGGGATTCGGTATGTCCTCGCCGGTGAGATCTGCGGCATCATTTAAATCGGCGCCTTCTAAGATGGGCGTCGGCAGATCGATAATGGTGGCTGCTTTTCCCTTGGCAATCTTATCGGCCAGCGCCTCCGGCTTATCTCCGGCGCGGATCCGTCTGCCGCCGCGATTGGTTCCGTCCTTGGCCATGGCTGTTCAACTCCTTTCCCATGCGGTAAATCCCCCGTTTGAACTGCAATTTTTGTGCGTGTGACCCCAGCACCGGTCTAGCATTTTGCCGTACCCGGGATTTTGACCGCCCCTCCTGGAGGAACGTAGTCATTCGTAGTGGTATTCCTTTTTGGCATGATGCCAGCGGTCGTCCATCTCGGCGGTTATCTTCGAGTGGCACGGCTTGCACAGCGCCATAAGGTTATCCTCGTCGTGAGTGCCGCCGCGGGAGAGGGGACGGATATGGTGCACCTCCGTTGCCGGTGTGGTTTTGTGGTTCTTCAGGCACATCTCACACAGGGGATGCTTTCCGATGTAGCGGTCCCGGATGCGTTTCCATGCTCTGCCGTATCGTTTCTTGACGACAGGGCTGCGCTGGTAGGTGTCATAGTATTTATCCATCAGCTTCTGGTGCTGCTCGCAGTACCGGTTCACGGTCAGCTCCTTGCAGCCGGGGTAGGCGCACGGTTTCTTTGGTTTCCATGGCAAAGTTCTCATCTCCAGACATAGCAAAAGCCTTCAAAGGATTGCTCCCTCGAAGGCTTCTCTTACACTTTTAGGCTATTAGTATATCACACGTTAAGCAGGTACATGCGTCCGCGATTTTGGACATCAGGTCTTCCCAAATAAAAGCAAGGCAAGGTTCTCATCTCCAGACATAGCAAAAGCCTCCAACGGATTGCTCCCTCGAAGGCTTCTCACATTTTTTCATGCTATTAGTATACCACGTCGAACAGATACATGCGTCCGCTACATTACTCATGTGGCTAAAATAATTGGGAATGACTGCCCAAACGATATAGCAGAAGAACAAGTACATCATCTTTGGTTTCATAAATGAGAAGCCAATCTGGATCAATATGGCATTCCCGGCAACCTTTGTATGTTCCACCTAAATCATGGTCTCTATATTTTTCATCCAATTGTTTTCCTTGGGCCAATTGCTCAATGACAGAGAACAGCACATCTATATCTTTGTTCTGCTTCTTTGCCAATTTCAAATCTTTCTTAAATTGAGTGGTGAATTTTACTTCGTACTTCATTTTTCAAGGGCCACACGCAAATCTGTCATATTGGTATACCCTTTTACTTTTTTATCAATGGCGATTCGTTTGCCTTCTTCAATGGCAGATCTAGTTGTTGCATTAGGAACGTCAAGAGTGAGACGGAAGGGAATGCCATTTTCTCGTATCGTTGTTTTTAAGAATATGTTTACCGCCGTCGTCATATTCATTCCCAGAGCATTGAATATTTTCTCAGCCTGATTTTTGACTTCCTTATCCGTCCGGATATTCAAATTTGTATTTACCATATTCAACACCTCCATTTCTGTCTTGAATATAGCATTATTTTCGGCTGATGTCAACACAATGTCAATATAATAAACACATAGCAAAAGCCTCCAAAGGATTTGCTCCCTCGAAGGCTTCTCTCACACTTTCATGCTATTAGTATAACACGTCAAATGGATAAATGCGTCCGCGATTTTGGACATCATGTCTTCCCAAATAAAAGAATAGCAAACTTAGCTAATGCACGATTCTTCCTTTTGTAGGCAGACGACCGCTCGATGTGGAAATGATCAGCGATGGCATAGACGGCACTCGTCTGTGCATCCTCGTCGGCATAAAAAGTTTGCAGCACGTATTGCTCGTCGCTGCTCAGCTTTTCCCATGCAGGCTGGAACCATGCCATGTACTCGACAGCCTGCCGGTACCGTTCTTTCAGAATGTCGATGTCTGCCAGTCCGGAGATGATATGATCTTCTGTTGCATGTGGGTTGCTGGAGTGCGGCATCCCATCAAAGCCGGACGGATGCAGGCTGGTCATGGCAGCGTATGCCTGCTTAATGTCCTCGCTGGTATTTTCGATGATGAACTTCATGCTGTCGTAATCCCGGATGGCATCAATGGCGCCGCTCCGTTTATTCAGGTATTTCCAGATAACACTCATAGGCTGCCTCCTTGCAAGTTGGCCCGGACTGCCTCAATCAGTGCAGCCTGGGTTTTGTTTTTTTCTTTTAATGATTTCATAATGGTTTCATCTATGGTTCCGGCAGTCAGGATGTGATGAATGATGACCGTATCGGTTTGTCCTTGCCGCCAGAGTCTGGCATTCGTTTGTTGGTATAATTCCAAGCTCCAGGTTAGTCCAAACCAGACGAGAGTGGATCCGCCTTGTTGCAGGTTTAGACCATGTCCGGCAGAGGCGGGGTGGAGAATAGCAACAGGAATAACACCAGCGTTCCAATCTGTTATATCTTGTGAAGTCTTGATTTCTCGTACCGTAAACCGTTGCTGAATCCGTATCAGATCATGCTTGAACCAGTATGCAATCAATACGGGTTTGCCATTGGCACCTTCAAGAATGTCCTCCAGGGCATCGAGTTTTCGGTCATGAATGGGAATGATTCGTTTTTCCTCATCGTAGACGGCACCGTTTGCCATCTGGCATAGCTTGTTCGATAGGGCAGCCGCATTTACGGCATCAATTTCTTTCCCATCTAGTGAAAGCACAAGCTGGGAACACATGGTGTCATACATGTTTCGTTCTGGCTTTGATAACTGTACATGGATTTCATTTCGTACTAATGCTGGCATGGTCAGATACTCCTTGCTTTTCATGGAAATGGTGATGTCTGCAATACGTCGATAGATTTCTTCTTCCGCACCGGGTTTTGGCTTGTAAGAAAAGATCATCTGTTGGTTCCGTTTATCTGGTTGGAAAAATTCACTCCGGTAATGGGTGATAAAACGACCAAGTCGCTGTCCCATATCCAACAGGCGAAACTCTGCCCATAGATCCATCAGGCCATTTGAAGAAGGCGTACCTGTCAGTCCTACGATACGTTTTACCTTGGGACGAACTTTTAACAAGCTCCGAAACCGTTTTGCTTGATATGATTTAAATGAAGAAAGCTCATCGATTACCAGCATGTCGTAATGAAAGGGGATGCCGGAATCTTTTATCAACCAAGGCACATTCTCACGATTGATAATATGGATATTGACCTGCTGCAAGAGTGCGGTTTTTCGTTCCGTAGCCGTACCAATAGCAACGGTATACGTTAAGTCATGCAGATAGTCCCATTTCTGAATTTCCGCTGGCCAAGTATCTCGTGCTACACGTAGGGGTGCAATCACCAATACGCGATGGACGTCAAAACTGTCATAGATTAATTGCTCTATAGCGGTTAAGGTAATGACGCTTTTTCCCAATCCCATATCCAGTAAAATGGCAGCCGTTGGATTTTTTAGGATGAAGTTTGTGGCATAGGTTTGATAATCATGAGGTTTGTATTGCATCCAGCATTCCTCCTAGTTGCGTACTATTGTCGATGCAGTATACCGGAAAACCAAGTGCTTCTAACTGGCGCTTCCGATGTACCTGTAGCGGACGCATTTTCTTTCCGGGTGCTTTAAGCTCCACAAAGGCAATGCGTCCATGGGGCAGCAGCACCAATCTATCAGGCATCCCGTCATATCCGGGGGAGACGAATTTGGGACAGATACCGCCTTTATGTTTTACAGCCTGTACAAGCTGCTGTTCGATTATTTTTTCTCGCATGATTTCCTCCGTCAGGGTGTTTAGTATTGGCTTTTCATCAAGGTGTGTGACACCCCCGACACCTGGTTACTATAACTTCCTATAGGGGTTAATTTTTAAGGGCCTATAGAGACTTTAGGGTAGGAGGTATCGGAGGTGTCACGCTTTAGTTTAAAATGGCTTTTTCTGTCAGCCGTATTCCGCTAACAAACCGGCCTTGGCGATTCCTAAAACGCATAATCCCGGCTTGTTCAATGGCAGTATAAAAATCGGCGGAATTTCGCACATAATCACCGGTAACATTACAAAAGTTCCGATACGCAGTATAAAAATCACCGGATTTTTCCTGATAGGCTTCACCAAGCTCACAGCACTCATCCAGGAAATGGCCGAGCCAGTCGTTGTTTTCACGGTACGAGCCGATGGCTTCCCGCACACAGGCTGGTGTGGTAAGCTGGAACTTTTTCTGAATGATTTTCTGTGCCCCTTCAATAATCCAAGCCAGTACATACTCGCCTGCATTTTTCAGCAGGTAGTCTGCGTAATTTTTGATATCGTTGTTTCCTTCAATGTGAGCGTTAAAGGGTATCACAATGAGCCTGCGCCAGGTACCGGGATCGTTGGCACCGACGCGGGGTAGGTGATTGGTATAGAGCACCAAGGTATGGCTGGGAATAAACTGGAAGGGATCTTTATATTTCTTTTCCGCAAAAACTGCATCCGTCGAGCATAGTTGCTTGATGATGGACGTGTTGAGCCGCATGCCTTCATCAAGCTCGGCGGCAATAAGCAGCCGTTTTCCTTTAGCCTCGGCCATTTCCGGCTTTACATTCCGGCGACAGCCGACAGTTAATGTATCCGCCGATATGTTGCCGCTATAGGTGCCAAGTACACGGGAGATAACATTCCAGAAGGTGGATTTCCCATTGCGGCCTTCACCGTAAGCGATGATAAGGGCTTCCACGTATACTTTTCCGATAGCAGCCAGTCCCACAATTTGCTGGACATACTCGATAAGCTCTGCATCTTTGCAAAAGAAGGTATCGATGGCAGAAAGCCACAAATCTTTTCCCGCATCACCGGGTGAAACCTCCGTTACCTTGGTAATTTTATCCGTTGCTGTTGGCGGGTGTATGCCACATAATCCATCGGGCAGATAATATGTGCCTAGTGGGGTGTTCAGTAAGAATTCATTATTGTCGAGCTCTGTCGGTTTACATTGCAGCATGGGTTTTGCCGCCTGCAGGCAGGAGTTTAAATACTTGGTATCGCGACGCTTAATGACGAACGTTTTATATTCCTTTGCGATCGCATATTGGGTAAAGGCTGCCAGTTGTGCTGCATCGAACAGCTTCTTTGCCTTAGCTGCACCGGAGCCGACTAACACATCAGACCCACCGGATTGCTTTAGCTTTTGCCAAGCAACATGTTCCGCAGTCTCCGCTTCTTGTAGCTGCCTGTCGGTTAATTCCTGCACCACAGCGAGAGCTTGTTCGTCGGATTCGTTCCAACATATCCCGTCATAATGTAAAAAGTCGGTAGCCGTTGTAAATTGGAGCGTATCGGCATATTCCCGAGCCACCTCTGCATGCCGGGTGAACGGCTATAGCAATGAGCCTTTTAACGCCTTGCTCAGGGCGATTTGCAAGAAATGAATAAGCTGTTGCATCGCTGTAAAATAATTTGCGATGACAAATATAAGATTGAACATCGTGCGAAAATGTGATATAATAATTTATCATCGGTTTCATGTCGGACGGTTCATCTCTCTCCTGTTATCTTGAGTATACGGGAAACGGCATTTTTCACCGCTCCCGAGAGTACACGACTTGACCGTACATGTACGCATGGAAGGAGGGGTCTCTATTGGCAGATACTGAATTCAAAATCTTCGCGAAACGGCTTTCGACGAAGTATCGGCGGAACAGGAAAGTTGAGGCTTTTGCCAAAGAATTATTTAAAAAGATCTATTTGCCAGAATCTGAAGACGATCCCGTTGATGAAACCCTGCCACGGACTTACAAGGCCTATTACTACGGGCAGAATGATATATCGGAACTTGCCTCCAAGATTTCCGGTTCTCTTGATACCGGGAATTTTGCTGAATACATTCAGACGGATTCCGATGACACGATTGAGTATCTTTGTGATTCGTTCAGACCGTGGTTTCCGGATATTGACAGCAGCAATTACTGCGCGTGTATAGCAGAGCGGTTCAAGGACATCATCGACCATGCGGCTGCGCCAAAAACAAAAGACACCACTCTTGCAGCAACAAGCGGCGGTGTCCCTGCCATTCAAATGGCGACATTGAAAGAAAAATACGGCATAGGCCTTGTGGCCGAAACCGGAAGCGTATGCCCAAATGACGGATGTCAGAAATCACTGTTTACATACCGCGACGGACATACCGAGCTGATCTATGACGCCGCAGTTATTGATCCAAGCAATTCTTCCAATGAGCAATCCAATCTAATCGCGCTTTGCCCGGAATGCACGGCAAAGTACGCTGCTCTTAAGACTCCTGATGATATTGCCCGAATGACGAAAATAAAAGAAGCGCTTGTCAATGCTCATGATGATCAGGAGATCAGAGCCGATCAGCATGTGCAGGAAGGCGTCAGGCGTGTGATAGAAAAGATTCCGTTCATCAAGCCGCCTACAGATATCGACCTGAATTATGATCCGGTTCCGGTCAGGCAGAAAATCAGTGATTTTGCACTGTATCTTCGTATCAAGACAGACGTGAATGTCTACTTTAAAGCTTGGCGTTTCGACACATGTCTCGAAGAAATTTCTGGATGAGACCGTCCGGCTGCGCAGCAGGATCAATTTCCTGAAGACGCAGAATGAAGGATACGATGAATCCCAGAAGCTTGCCAATGAGACTAAAGACGCCAAGACCCGCATGGAGGACGCCAGAAAGAGCCAGCTGGATACTGTTCAGACCATAATCAATCAGGAAATGGTTCGGATGAACGATTTTATATACGACGGGAAACAGTATGCTCCTGAGATCAAATTTTCAGATGCAAAGAATGGAAATCCGAAGTACACCTTCGGCTGTGATTGGAATTCCGGCACAGGAGAAAATTATAAGAATCTCATCATTTTTGACCTGAGCGTATTCAAGACCACTGCGCTTCCGTTTATCGTTCATGACTCCCTGATCTTCAAGAACATAGCTGACCTGCCCATTGACAAGATTATGCAGCTCTATGTGAACAGCGGAAAGCAGGTCTTCATATCGTTCGATAAGCATAAGGCGTTTACGGAATATACAGCAAAGACAGTCTATGATACCCGCGTGATCGAACTTCATAGCGACGGCGGTGAGCTGTTCGGATGGTCATGGGCTAAGAAGACAGAAAACGAATCAGGCGAAGTGCCGTCAGAGGATGACGAGAAATAAACTGATGGAGGTGCGTATGCGTATCAGTTACAGACCCTTATGGGTAATACTTGCAGAACGGGAAATGTCAAAGAAGGATCTGCGGGAATTAAGCGGAATCAGCACAGCTTCCCTTGCGAAGCTCGGCAAAGGCGAAAACTTGACGACCGATGTGCTTTTGAAGATCTGCGAAGCATTGAACTGCAATATCAATGAAATTGTAGAAACGGTTCCGGATGATGATGAAAAGGGAGCCGCCAATAAACCGGAGGAAAAGAAGAATGCCGCAAAGTACAAACAAGGCACTCAAAGAAGCCAGTCCATATAATGCCGCGATTACGCGGGAACAATTTTTGTTTTATGAAATGCGTACTACGGCAAAGCTCGTAAACGACGGGCTTGATAAGGATGCCGTGGTTGAACATATTGTGGCGGAGAATTTGTTTCAGTATCCGACGGAAAAGTCTGTCCGGAAGATGGCGCTTGCCTGCATCCGGAGGCTTGAAGCAATGGAGGATGATTCGCTTGTTACGGCCATTGCGACACAGCCGAGTGACGTGGCAAAGCAGATATGCCTGTATGCCATGATGCGGCAGTACCGTCTGGTATGGGATTTCATGCTGACGGTCATCGGGGAGAAATACCAGAAGCTCGACAGCTCATTCGGCAGAGTGGATCTGAATACATTCTTCATGCGGCTGCAGGAGCAGGATGACTGGGTGGCCACATGGAGTGATTCCACTATTACGAAGGTCCGGCAGGTGCTGACGAAAACACTCGTAGAGAATGAATATCTGGACAGCACAAAGGCGGATCATCTGAATCCGGTGCTGATCAGCCCGGTACTTGAAAATGCAATTAGGAACGATGGGATGACGGAGGCTCTGTCTGCTTTCAACTGCCTGTCGTAGGAGGAAACATGGAAGGAAATATAGATGAGCGCCTGGACAGGGTGCGTGAACTCCTGAAGAACCCGGATTTTCTGGAAGGAAACGGGCTGTCCAACGAAGTGAATATCAGGATGTTCTGCTATGAGGCAAAGGACGAAATGCGTGTCCGTCACTTCGTAGAACAGATTCTGACAGATCAGACGCTGCCGTGTCATCTGAAAGAAAACAACTTATATGAAATCTTTCTGCGGTGCTGCGAGGATAAACGTATTCTCTCCCGCATGGCAGATCAGGAGAAAAAACGCGGAAAAGATCAGCTTCAGAAGATGATTGAAAAATCCATCACCGTGCAGGCATATGTGGACAAGATCTGTGGCCGGGCTCCGGAAAAGGGAGATGTCTTACTTCTGACAGGAGTCGGCGACGTTTTCCCGTTCATGCGGATTCACATGCTACTGGAAGCCTTGCAACCACGAGTCGGAGGCGTTCCGATTCTTGTGATGTATCCGGGAACATTCGATGGAAGACACGTGAAGCTGTTTGACAGACTTAAGCCGAACCCTTATTACAGGGCGTTCAACGTAATATAGGAGGAACCGCCAGATGAAAATTCAGGACATGTTTGTCGATGACATCAACCGAAAGATAAATGGTGTCATCAAGGTGGATCAGGAAGACAATTCAACAGAACAGGAGCTGAACGAGTACGTTATTACCCGTGAATTGAAGCGGCACTTCATTACATTTTTCAATTACTATGACGATGCTTTCGATGCGCCGACATCGGATATCGGCGTCTGGATTTCCGGCTTCTTTGGAAGTGGTAAATCTCACTTCCTGAAAATGCTTTCCTATATTCTGGAAAACAGAACCATCAATGGGATTCCTACGGTCGAGCGGTTCCGTAAGAAGTTCGCGGATGATCCGGCTACCTTCATGCTGATCGATAAGGCGACGAAGGCACCGACGGAGACAATCCTTTTTAATATCGATATTGAAGGCTTCAGCAACAAGGACAATACCGCGGTGCTGAAGGTTTTCGCGAAGATGTTCTATAACCATCTTGGCTTTCTTGGGGAGGACCTGAAGGTGGCCAAGCTTGAGCAGTTCGTCGCAAAACAGGGAAAGACAGAAGAATTCCGCCGCGTGTTTGAAGAAAAGAACGGCGCTACGTGGGTGGAGACAAGAGAGTCTTTTGGCTTCTTCGAGGATGATGTGGTCGAGACGCTCGAGGAAGTGCTCGGTATGAGTGAGACCGCTGCCCGAAACTGGTTCAACGGGACAGAGACTGCAGAGATCAGCATTGCACAGCTCGTATCTGAGATTAAGGACTATGTGAACAGCAAGCCGAAGAATTTCAGGCTTCTGTTCATGGTCGATGAAGTTGGCCAGTACGTTGGTACAGATACAAATCTGCTCCTGAATCTTCAGTCGCTTGTAGAGAAGGTCGGCAGCGAGTGTGGCGGGAAGGTATGGATCGTCTGCACTGGGCAGGAAGCCATCGATGAGATCATCAAGGTCCGCATGGATGAGTTCTCCCGTATTCAGGCAAGATTCAAGACAAGGCTTTCTCTGTCCTCTTCTGCCGTGGATGAAGTCATCCAGAAACGACTCCTGACAAAGAAGCCGGAAGCAAAGACTGTTCTCCGGGATCTCTATGACCGCAATGACTATGTGCTGAAGAATCTCTTCAGTTTTACGGATTCTGTTCTGGATATCAAAGGCTACAGCGGCGCGGAGGAATTCGTTGTGAATTATCCGTTTGTGCCGTATCAGTTCATTCTGATCCAGAAGATTTTCTCCGAAATCCGGAAGCACGGCGCAGCCGGAAAACACTACTCCGGTGCAGAGCGTTCCATGCTCGACGGATTTCAGATTGTGGCAAGGTCTATCGAGAATAAGGATGAGCATGCGATTGCTCCTCTTTACCCGTTCTATGACAGCGTGCATTCCTTCCTTGACGGTTCGATCCGCCGCGTGATTGAGCGCTGCCAGAAGGCCGCCGATAATCATGATGGAATTGAGGATTATGACGTCAAAGTACTGAAGCTTCTCTATCTGATCCGGTACATCGATGATGTAAAGGCTAATCTCGATAACATCGTCATTCTCATGGCGGATGACATTTGTACCGACAAGATCGAGCTTCGGCAGGTTGTGCAGAAGTCTCTCGACCGTCTGAAAAGCCAGAACTATATTGACCGCCGCGGTGATGCTTATATCTTCTTAACTGATGAGGAGCAGGATATTGCACGCGACATCGCGAATACATCCGTGGATACCGCCAAGATCGTGGAGCGTATTGGGCAGATGATTTTCGGCGATATCTACATGCAGAAGAAATACCGCTATGGGAAGTATGACTTCCCGTTTGACGAGATGGTGGATTCCACCTCAATCGGAGCTGTTACCGGCGGCATGACGCTCCGCTTCCTGACAGTGGCGGCGGATGCTACTGACAAGCAGGAGCTGAGGCTGATGACGGAGTCCAAGGGAGCCGCCATTGTTGTGTTGGCGGATACGCCGTACTATGAATCTCTGGAAAACGCCATGAAGATACGCAAGTATGTGAAGCAGCGTAACGTGAATCAGCTGGCGAAATCCGTACAGGACATTATCCGCGACCAGCAGGATGAGGCCGGAAAGTATGAGACCAGCGCCAAGGAACAACTGGAAAAGGCTATCTCAGGCGCGGAGTTCTATGTGGACGGCGAGCATATTGAGATCAAGAGCGGGACGCCTGTTTCCAAAATAGATCAGGCGCTCGAATATCTCGTGGCTCATGTTTACAGTGAGCTCGACCTCATCACAAAGAATGCAGAGACCGACGCGGACGTAATTGAAATTCTGCGCGGCACGAATCCGCAGATGGAAGGAACAGAGGATAACCGGGACGCCGCGGCAAAGGTCGAAGAATATCTCGAAATGCAGTCCATGAAGAAGCTTCCGACTTCGATGGACGATATCCAGACACGGTATCAGAAGATTCCGTATGGCTGGAAGGAAATAGACATCGCCGCGGTTGTAGCTCTTCTGATTTATCAGCAGAAGGTCACGATCAAATATGGCGGTGCACAGATTCGTCCGGATAATCCGAAACTTCCGGATATGCTCCGCAAGAAGACGGAACGCGGCAAGGCTATGATCTCTATGAAGCAGTCCGCTTCCGTGCAGAAGATGAAAGCTGCAAAGGAAATCCTGCGGGAGTACTTTGACATCATGGATGTGCCGGATGATGAGGACAGCCTCGTCATGAAGATCATCGAGCTATTTGAGAAGCAGAAGAATCATTATGAGGAGCTGAACCGCAGATATGATGGTCACAAATATCCGGATCACGACAAGGTAAGAGCTGCCATTAAGCTGATGGACGACGTGCTCTCGCAGGAGAAGGACGACATCGCGCTGATTGACCGTCTTTGCGCTGATGAGACGAAGCTGTTTGACAGCAAGGACGACATGCAGCCGGTCGAGGCGTTCTTCAAGAACCAGGTCGCGGTGTTTGATGCGGCCGTGAAGATGGACTCCGACCTGCGAAATGACCTGCCGTATATCCAGAAGGATGAAGAGACCAATACCGCGCTGAATCAAATCCGGAAGATTACGATGGTGAACGGCAGCAATCCGGCTGTTTATAAGCAGATCCCGGAGCTCAATGCACTGATGGATAAGGTTCGCGCCGGGCATAACAAGCTGCTCGAAGCAAAGCGGGCAGAACTTCTTGAAATCGTGCGCCAGTGCCTTGCTGAGATTCATCAGGCCGGAGGCGAAGGCGGCGAGTTCAAAAACGCCATAGAGAGAGCGGATAACTACTTCACGCAGATGAAGAACCAGATCGCCACGACGAAGACCATCGTTCTGCTTGATGGCATGACCACGCAGATGTGGAATTATAAGGACGACACCGTCGCAGCAATCGAATCCGCAAAGAAGCCGAAGAAGCCGGTAAAGCCTGTGCCGACAGATCAGCCAAAGAAGCACATCAAGAATTATTACCGACAGGCAATCTTCAAGCAGGCGACGCTGAAAAGTCAGGATGATGTGGATGCTTACGTGGAGAGAATGCGCTCCTATCTGTCCGTGCTTCTGAAGGACTGCGACGGAATCAAACTGAACTAAAGAGAGGACTCTTTCATGGATAAGAATGCAATAAAGAAATACGCTGTCTGGGCAAGAAATGAACTCATTGAGCGCGTCTCCCAGAAGGCGGATCAATATGAAGTCAGTGCAGACGCTGATCCGAATGCGGATTCCGCACACGGCGTTCTTCTTACAGCGGATGAGAAGAAACAGCGTGCGGCGTTGATCAAGCAGGTAAAGGAAAAAGGACAGGACCAGGTGATGGAGGAAGTCGCCTATACCTGGTTCAACCGCTTTTCTGCTCTGCGGTTTATGGAGGTCAATAATTACCTTCCTTCACGGATTCGTGTGTTCACGGATGAAAACGGAAAGTTCAAACCGGAGATACTTGCCGAGGCGATCCATCTGGATCTGGACGGTCTCGATATGGAGAAGGTTTATGCCTTGAAGGATGCCAATGATGATGACGCGTTGTTCAAGTATCTCATCATCACGCAGTGCAATGCGCTCTCAGGCGTTCTGCCGGGCATGTTCCAGAAGATCGCAGACTACACCGAGTTGCTCTTCCCGGACAATCTGCTCCGGGAAGGCAGCGTTGTGGAACAGATGGTCACGCAGATCCCGGAGGAAGACTGGAAGGATCAGGTACAGATCATAGGTTGGCTTTACCAATACTATAATACTCAGCTATTTAACGATATTTTCGATGGAGACAAATCAAGAAAATCCTTAACAAAGTCGGATATCCCTGCGGCAACACAGCTGTTTACACCTGATTGGGCTGTTCGCTATATGGTAGAAAACTCACTTGGTAGGTTATGGGTGGAAGGACATCCGAATGATGACCTGAAAGCAAACTGGAAATATTATCTCGAGGAGGCCGAGCAGGAGCCGGATGTGCAAAAGCAGCTGGACGAAATCCACAAGGAGTATTTTGCCTTGAAGCCTGAAGACATCCGAGCTATCGATCCCTGTATGGGCAGCGGTCACATAATCTGCTACATGTTTGATGTGTTGATGCAGATTTATGAGGCATATGGTTATACGACTCGCGATGCCGTCTCAAGTATTGTAAAGAATAATCTCTATGGATTGGACATTGACGACCGTGCATCACAGATCGCTTATTTCTCTGTCATGATGAAAGCCTGCCAGTATGATCGCAGGTTCCTTTCGCGCGGCATCCAGCCGCATGTCTACGCCATCATGGAGAGCAACGGCTTTGATACGAATATGATCGACACTTTCACAGGCGGACGCAAGGAACTGAAAACTGCTATAAGCTCGCTTGTTTCTGACCTACATGATGCTAAGGAATACGGTTCTATTCTGGATGTGAAGCCAGTTGATTTCACGGCTCTCTATGCACGCTTTGATGAAATTCGCAATGAGAATCCGAATATGTATACGTATCAGATTCTGGATGAGCTGCTGCCGTTTGTACAGATGTCGGAAGTGATGGCAAGAAAGTGTCAAATAGTAATTACAAACCCTCCATATTTAGCGAGTCCGCGGATGGATTCAAAATTGCTTAATTTTATAAAAAATAATTATGAGGAGGGGAAAGCTGATTTCTCAACTGTTATGTATTTGGCGGCTCAAAGAAATTTCCTTATGAAAAATGGGCTGATTTCCTTTATTACAACTAATTCCTGGATGTATTTAAAAAGATTTTTAAAGGTAAGGCAGGAAAGCTTAAAGCAACTTGCGTTTTTAACTATTGTGGATTACGGAACAGAACTATTTGAGGGGAAAATTGGACATTTGCTGATTATTGCGTGGGTTTCACGTAAATCAAATGTGAAGATAAAATTTCATTCTGTTAGGCTTGTTGATTACAAATACGGGAAAAGGAATGAAAAGTATTCTCAGTTTTTTAATAGGAAAAATCATTATTATGCGTCACAAGATGAATTCTCTATTATTGATGGTTCTCCAGTTGATTATTGGATCAGTGATCAGGTTTTTAAATCGTTCAACAATAGAAATCTTGAATCGCTAGCAGAAATTGTTTCCGGTATGACGACTGGGGATAATGACAAATATTTACGTGAATGGAATGAAGTAGATATAAGCCATATTGCCTTTGATAAGAAGCATATTGAAGATATCAATCTATCTGAAACGAAATGGATTCCATATCATAAAGGAGGAGAACAGCGCAAATGGTATGGAAACCATGAGTATATAGTGAATTGGGCTGAAAAAGATCATTTCAATCGAGCAAAGACAACCATGACGCATGTGTATCTAAAACCATGCATTACTTGGTCAGATATTTCGGGGAATACCTTTGCAGGCAGATATTGTGCTGGCGGGTTTATGTTTGATGTGAAAGGATCGTGTGCTTTTTCTCCGAATGAGAACAACTTAAAAATACTTATTGGGATATTTAATTCTAAGATAATGCCTGTGTATGTTGAGGCGCTTAATCCAACATCTACAACTCAGGTGGGAGACATTAAACGTGTACCATATATTGAACCAAACAAGGAACAAAACAGGGCAATACTGTCATCAGTTAACGAAAGTATCGAGATTTCAAAAAATGACTGGGATTCCTTTGAAAACTCATGGGACTTCCAGAAGCATCCGTTAATCCGGAATACCCTTACTATCAAAGAAGCCTTCACCCAGTGGCAGACTGAATGTGAAGAAAGGTTTAATCAGCTGAAAACCAACGAGGAAGAGCTTAACCGCATCTTCATCGACATTTATGGTCTGCAGGATGAAATGACGCCGGAAGAAGATGACAAAGACGTAACTGTCCGCAAGGCTGATCTCGGTCGCGACATCCGCTCCTTTGTCTCCTACGCTGTCGGCTGCATGATGGGGCGCTATTCACTTGATGTCGATGGTCTCGCCTACGCAGGCGGAGACTGGGACAGCTCGAAATACAAGACATTCATCCCAGACAAGGATGCCATCATTCCAATTACTGATGACGAGTATTTCAAGGATGATATCGTTGGACGCTTCGTAGACTTCGTCCGTATTGTGTATGGTACAGATACTCTTGAGGAGAATCTGAAGTTTATTGCGGATGCTCTGGGGGAAAAAGGTGCAACCTCACGTGAAGTCATCCGAAATTACTTCCTAAATGACTTCTACAAGGATCACTGCAAGATATACCAGAAACGTCCGATTTACTGGCTCTTTGACTCCGGTAAGAAGAACGGTTTCAAATGCCTTGTGTATATGCATCGCTACCAGCCAGATACGATTGCCCGGATCCGCACGGACTATGTCCATGAGCAACAGGCGCGTTACCGTACCGCAATTTCAGGTCTGGAGCGGCAAATTAATGGTGCGTCGACGTCCGAGCGTGTCCGGCTGAATAAGCAGCTAGAGAAACTCAAAGATCAGGCGGAAGAGACGCGGCTTTATGAGGAGAAGATTCATCACCTCGCTGATCAGATGATTTCTATTGACCTTGATGATGGTGTGAAGCACAACTACGCAATATTCCAGGATGTTCTGGCAAAGATAAAGTAATGAGGAATGTAAATGGATAATAAAGAATCAGCAGAACAAAACAAACCTGCAGAGAAGATCAACACTGTTAATTTGACAGACCAATATCCTTCGGCTCAATTTTTCGTAGATGCTTGCTTTAATGATTATCAGAGACTTCAAGACAACTATAGTAAGGTATATGAGAAGACGAATATTGCCTTGGCATTTGTGGGTGTCGTCTTAACAATTATGCTTACTACATTGGATTTCTCATCGTTATCAAAGATTATTGGAAACATGAATGTGGGACAGCTGTTATTGGCGTTGATAGAAATAGGATGCTGCATTTGCGGGGTAGGGCTTCTTCTTATTTCTGCGATTAAGTTTTTGTACCTTTTGAAGGGGAAAGATATTCCTGTTTTTAACAGTGTGGATGTAAGAGATGCCGAACTGTATAGAGAAGACAATGAAACAGCAGCAATGTGGTTGATAGATAAATATACTTCGGTTGTGTTTGAACTTAGGCCTATTGTCGAGAAGAAGCAAAAAGCTTTTGATTCAACATTAACGATGACTATCAGCGGTATCATCTTATATGCTATTTCAGTTATTTTGCAAAAAGGAGGCTTTTAGATGAGCGACTCTTCAATAAATGATATAAAAAGTGGGAAAGGATTAAAACCCTTGCAAGGTGAGAATGCTCCTAAATCCGGTGTTACTATGGAACATAGATCTCAAGATAATATTAAAGTTTCGCAAGGTAATGCGGGAATTACTCATGAAACCTTTTCTCATCATACTGATAGTGAAAAATCAGGAAGCGACAAGTAACAGACAGGAGGGAATTTATGGCTCTGCCTGATCCAGATAAAGTAATACAGGAGTTAAATCGCAGGTTCGCAGCTCCGCTCCCGGAATTCTATAACCGCAGGATCATATTCTGGTACGACGAAGACCGGGATTTTGAAGAAAAAATCCAGAGCGGAGAGATTGAGCTGGCGAATGCGAAGCTTATCACACTCGACGATACGAATAATTTTGAAGTCAAGAAGCTCCTGACACATGATGACAAGAGCAGTAATTTCTGCGTATACTGCCCGGTATCTTATCCGGATGAAAAGAACTGGCTCCTCCCGGTAGAGCTTATCAGCGAGGAGTTTCGTGCCGATCTCGTGTCCATGTGGCTTGAAGAAATGGACATTCCAAACACCGCCAATCTCAGAAAGACGGTTAAGGATTATCGCTCTTTCTTCAAGACGAAAGCGCACCGGACAAAGGTCGCAAATCTCAACCAGAAGATTACAGCGCCGGTACAACTGCACAAGGCTGTGATGGCTGTACTCTGCGGCGTAAAGGACACTGGCCCGAATCTTCTGATCCGCACAGTTCTCCGGGCTGGTACGGACCAGGAGCAGAATGGAATATATCAGTCTTTTGTAAAGTTTGGCGCGGATTCTGTTTTCTGGCAGATGGTGGCTCAGGTAACGGGTTATAGGGAAGAGTCATCGGATCTTGGAAGGCTGTCATGCCATATTCTGATGACCGCTGTCACGCGTACTTTGCGCATGGATAATCTGGTCGGACTCGACAGCTTTATTTCGATTCCGCATCAGAGCTATTGCTATGATTTCATGTCCGACTGGATTCACAGTGATGAGACCCGTGAGCTGTACGACATCGCCAGAAATGTAGAGGATGAACTGCGCCTTCCGGCCCGTTTCAGTCAGATTCCGCTCGAAGAACTGACCGCGACAGAGATCTTCCCTTGCATCGACGAATGCATACTGAAAAAGATAATGACCGACATCATCGACCAAACGATCAATGTGGACGTCATTATCGATACAGTGGAAAAGCGCCGGACGATGCTCTGGTATGCATGGGTACAGAATTTCTATGCAGGCGTTCTTGAAGTCGCTCATATGCAGAAGTTTTATCTGGATCATTCGGCTGGATTCCATACTGTGGAGCCGCATAAGGTCTGGAAGGAATATACGTCTGATTATTATCAGATGGATACCTATTACAGGCTCTTCCATGTGGCATTTGGGAAATCTCTGAATTCATCCAATCCACTCCTGGATGACCTGTTCAAACATGTGGCGGATGTTGTAGAAGGGTTATACGCGAACTGGTTCCTCGGCAACCTAGGTACAAACTGGGCCACGGCGGCAGCAGACAACCTGAAGGATTATGGGCGCATAATGGAAGTCCCTCAGCAGAAAGATTTCTATCGTAACAGGGTGAAGAATGCAGATACGAGGGTTTTCGTGCTGATTTCTGATGCCATGCGCTATGAGGTTGCTGTTACCCTCGCGAATGAACTGCGGCAGGAAACCCAAGCAAACGTCAAAATGGAATCCTGTGAAGGAATATTCCCGACAGTGACGAAATTCGGAATGGCTGCCCTTTTGCCGCATAATGATCTCACCGCAGAACTGCGGCCGAATGGTGTTATCGGAGTCCTGGCTGACGGAAAGTCTACGGAAGCCGGTGACCGCGATGGGATTTTAAAGAAGGCAAATCCGTCCAGTGTCGCTCTGCAGTACAAGAACATTATCAAGATGAAACGTGCTGATCGAAGTGCCCTGGTCAAGGGTATGGATGTCGTATACATCTATCATAACAGGATTGATGAGACAAGTCATACCGATGAAACAGAGGTATTCAATTCATGCCAGGATGCGATTGCTGAACTAAAGAACATGGTAAGGATCATTGTGAACGAGTTCAGCGGTACGAGGATTTTCATCACATCTGATCATGGATTTATCTACACTTATCAGCCTCTTACCGAGGATGCGAAAGTAGATAAAACGACAGTATCCGATGAAGATATCGAAGTGGATCGCCGTTACCTTATTACGAAAAAGGGCGCGAAGCCGGATTATCTGCTTCCAGTAAAGTTCCTTGATGACACCCAGTTTGATGCCTTTTCGCCTATAGGGAATACCCGGATCAGAAAAAAGGGCGGTGGACTGAACTTTGTTCACGGCGGTATCAGTCTGGAAGAGATGGTCGTGCCGGTGATCGACTACCATTACATGCGCACGGACAGCGCTGGCTATCAGAAAAATAAGAAAAAGTACGATACAAAGCCTGTTTCCTTAAGTCTACTCTCGGCGAGTCACAAGATCAGCAACATGATCTTTTCTTTGAATTTCTACCAGAAAGAGGCTGTATGCGCAAACCGTGAAGCAGCGACATATCTTCTGTATTTTACAGATGCAGAGGGTAGGCAGGTCAGCGATACGCAGCGAGTGATTGCGGACAAGACGAGCGATGACAATCAGGACAGGACGTTCCGTGTGAGTTTTAACCTGAAATCAATGAAGTACAGTAGCAATGAAACCTATTATCTGGTTATTGCAGATGAAAGCGGTCTGCAGCTTCCGCAGAGAGAGGAGTTTACGATAGACATCGCTTTCGCGGTCGATAATTTTGATTTCTTCAGTTAAGGGAAGGATGCTTGTAAATGGATGAAACAGCAGCGGGAGAAAGGAGTACCCGTGAAATTATAAAAGAAAAACTCCGTCAGAACTTTGACGGCAAGATCGTTCGGAAAGACCTGACGAAGAAAATCAAGGAAGGTGCGAACGTACCGGTCTATGTCCTCGAATTTTTGCTTGGCCAGTATTGCAGCTCGGATGACGAAGAGGTTATAGAGCGAGGCATTGAGAACGTAAAGAAGATCCTGTCGGATAACTATGTCCGTCCGGATGAGGCGCAGAAGGTGTTGTCCAAACTCAGGCAGCGGGGAAGTCATACCATCATTGATATGGTGACCGTGGATCTGAATCTGCGGTATGACGAATACGAGGCATCTTTCTCGAATCTGGGACTGACTGGAATTCCAATCAGTGAGGATTATGCAGAGAAGTATGATCGTCTACTCTGCGGCGGGATCTGGTGCATCGTGCAGCTGGAATACGATTCTGGAGAAGAGGCGGTGCCGGATATCATTTCTCCATCCGGAGACCGCATTCAGTCAAAACGCAAGAAGCAGAAAGAATTGACACCAATCAGCATACGCAAGCTGACGCCGATCCAGTTGCCAAGTGTAGATATGGATGGCTTAAAGGAAGGCCGGAAAGACTTCACAAAGGATGAGTGGCTTGATATCCTCATGCGCTCCATCGGTATGGAACCGGATGAACTGACGTATCGGGAAAAGTGGCTCCTTCTCACCCGCATGATTCCGCTTGTGGAGAATAATTTTAATATCTGCGAGCTGGGACCGCGGTCTACTGGAAAATCCTATCTCTACAAGGAGGTATCGCCGAACAGTATCCTGGTGTCCGGTGGTCAGACGACGGTAGCGAACCTTTTCTACAACATGGGACGGAAGACAATGGGGCTTGTCGGTCTGTGGGACTGTGTGGCGTTTGATGAGGTCGCCGGGATCAAATTCAAAGATAACGACGGAATTCAGATCATGAAGGATTACATGGCATCTGGTTCTTTTGCCCGTGGAAAGGAAGAAAAGGCTGCT